GTTGCAGCAAACATAGCATCTCTCTTAGCATTGTTTCTTATAAGACTTATGCAATACCTGCGTATATAATCTATGTCAGGATTTTTTTCAACTTCTCTACAACGCATCTCTACAGAAAGTTGTAGTTCAACTGGTGGCTCTTGAGCAAAAATAATAAATTTATCTTTCATTTGACAGGAAATAATTTGTCTTCAAGCATCCTGACAATTGTATCGTCTACATCATTGTCAGTTTTTGCTACTAATGCTTTTAAAAGTGACAATGCTGCTTTACGCAAAGATTCAGATTTACCAAATTTGATTAACATTCCGATTAAAAATTTTGACATTGTTTTTTTATGTTACTTTCCAAACATAACAACAAATGCTACATTTGGCATATGGCTATTTGCAAAGCAGTGGTCAAATGCTTAAGGATTCCCACAAATAGCCGTTTTTATGGAAGATCAAGAAGAAAAAGAAGGTAATCGTGTCGAAACGATTGTTAAAATTGCTGTTCTTATCTGGTCTGCTGGAATGTTGACAGCAAGCTATTATGAACCACCTAGTGGAAAGAAAATTGTTGACTTCGATCCAACTTTTATCGCTTCAATTTTTAGTGGAAGTTTAGCTTCTTTCGGTTTACAGGTAGGCAAGAAAAAGAATGGTAATGGCAACGCTCCTAAAATTGTGGATAATAGTAAAAACAAAGTAGGTATCAAATGAAAAGAATAATTCCTTTTATATTTGCATTTGCAACCCCTTGCTACGCAGATATAACACACACAATCCAATCATCTGCCCAAGTCTCTACACTAGGAGCATCAGCCACTAGCGAGCGTATTGGATCGTCTATAAGTGTTGCTGGCACAAACGTCACACCCAAAGCTAATACAGTAGCAGGTCAAATAGGTTCTCTTGATTTAGCTGATGCTGGAATTACTAATGGTGTTCCTACTGTTGACTACGACACCAGTTTTAATGTTGTAAATACGGGAGATGCTTTTTCGGCAAGCGAAACTTATATCCAAGCTGATGCTGTACCAAGTTTACTATCTGCCACGGTAACTAATGGAGCCGTACCATCCTTACCTCTTTTGGGCAAAAATACGGTCATATCTGGAGGAGATCCTGGTTCTGTAGCAATTACACTAGATAGTGGACAAGCATTGACAGTAAACCTTGCTGATATGGGTGCTGGTACAACTGCAACTCTTCAGTCCACTATCACTCTTGGCCTTGATTAATGAAATGGTTTCTATGCCTGTTTCTTACGATACCTAGTGCTTATGCAGGAAGTATTACACCAAGGTTCACAACAGGCCAGATGGAATCTACAAGCCGAAGCGTATCTACGATCCAAGAATCTATTGTTACTGAAAACTATCGAACAGGTTTCAGCTATACAGTTCAAGGGCATAATATCAAAACAGACTCTTATATTTCACCTGATGCAACATATACAACAAGTCAGAATACAGGCAATGGAGCAGTTAATTTTCAATGGGTGACACCAGAATTAACAAGCAAGCCTCAGTGGACAATAGTGACAGAAGGTTCAGACTTTTCTCTCGTGGAAAACTTTCTAGCTCCAGGTTTAGATGCAGTATCGGTAATAAATCGAACTCAAACTATAGAAACTCAAAGCACTTCGCTAAGTATCTTTTCCCAATAGGGCTACTGTTTGCAAATCCTGTTTATGCTAGTAATACAATAAGTTCTCCTTCCGCTTCATCATCTGGAACGGTTATTAATAATGGGTATCAGACGATAAATGGAAACTTTCCTACTCATAGATTTTCAAACGGAATACAATGCCAGCTTCCTACTTTGGCTATCACTCCCTTTGTCACTAAAGGAGAAAATTTTTCCCTTCCAAGAAGTACAGTCTCTCGAACCAATATTTATGACACTACAAAAGACAGTGATACAGGCCAGTTGCTTAATCCTGGGCACATTTTATATGTTGCAGAACAGGAACGATTAGATCAAACAGTATACAACCTAAATTATGGAATAACAGCTAGCATACAAATCCCACTTGGAGGCGGAGGTTTTAACAAGGAGTGTTTAGAAGCAGCCCAAACATATAGAAAATATCAGGAGTTTATGCTTGATGCTAAAAAATTAGAAGTCAATCTCAACCGTCTTAAAATATGTGCCGAACAACTGAAACTTGGTGTTAAATATGTAGGAGATGATGCTGTTAGCTGTAGAAATGTTGTATTAACGACTGTACCTAATCAGGTTTTACCTCATCAACATTCTTTGACTTTTGAGAACGAGAAATAGCCTTTTTAAAAATAGTTTTACTTAATGATTTTAGGAGAGCCAAAATAGCTGGACTACTCGCAGCCAAGAGACTAATAGTAACGACATTAAGAGCAGCACTAGGCGTAGGTAGTACCGATTTAACGAAAGTGACTTCTTCAAGAATTGGTACGCAATCTACCTCATTTTTAGCACGTTTATAACCAATAATCCTCTCAGTTCTTAAGTCTGATGTAAAACTTCCCACAGGTAATACACGAGATAAATCTGGACAGGGTGGTGGATCTATAGTTTCTTTCTTTCTTACTGATGGAGGAACAATAGGCGGTTTATATATAGCCTGTCTCTCTGATTGTGTGGGAGTTACTGTCTTAATAATTTTTTGTTCGTCATATTCTATCGGATTAAAAGAAGGCATTTCTCCTTCTGGGCAGGTTATATATGCTTTTCTGTCGTTATATAAGATACTGGGATTATTAGTTATTTCTAAATCTCTGTGATATAAATTACAACCTGGAATAATTCCTGTTAAAACGTGTTCTATTATAAAAGGTGTTTCTGGTATATCTACTTCAGGAATTTTTATATCTGGAACTTTAATCGTAGGCATTAAAGTTTAGGTATTGACGGGCCAGTTACTTTTGGTAAGCCCTGGTTTAATACTTTAGGCATCATTCCTGATACCTTTTCCATAACTTTATCCATCATCATTTTTTCAAACTGTGGACTTGTTACCCATTTGTAACCAGCGTAACCAGCACCAATAGTTGTTATGGAAATAACAAATGATAAAATGGACAGAATAGATGAGATTTTATTTCGCATGATTCGGGATGCACTGATTAAAGCAAGCGTACCATTAACATTTATGGTACTTTTCCTGATTATAGGAATAGCTCCACTTTATGTCATGTATGGAGTTATTGACAGAAATATACCTATAAAAACTAAGTAACTAATTTATTTCGGTGAAATTTAGTTTTGCATTTTGATGAACAATATTTTTTTCTTTGTTCCATTGTTATAAAAATCTCGCCACAATATTTACATTTTTTCTTTAAACCTTCTATCTGCATATTTAACTAGGAATTGTAGGCCATGTAATATTGTATGGATCTGATTGCGTTGTAATATCTCTTAAAGCCTGACGATAAGTTTTATAATCTTCACTCATTGTTCTGTCAGAGCAAGCTCTCCAATCACATTCTGCTAATAACTCATCTCGTACACCTCTTACACTATTCCATTGATTATTAGTATTTATTGTTATTTCATCACTTGTGAAAGATGTGATTATCCAATTTTGTTTCCATGTTTCACCATCTAAAACTGGTTCACCCTCTGCAATTTTTTGATTTTGTGTATTGTAAGATGGTCTTACTACCTCTTCAATCGTAACAACATTAAAGCTACTTAAATCTAATCCTGATAAATTTTCAGGAAAACTGGTGTTTGGATATTCTTTTCTTAGATCAATTACATCTATGGGCCATTTTGTAATTTTGTTGTCTTTTAAAATTCCTAACATTGTTTTAAATATGGTCTAAGGATTTGAAATCAGATCCAGAGGCTAAATCTGAAACTGTTGTGTTTTGAGAAGTCATAGTAAACCCTGTCGTAGGAGTATCTATTAAATAAGTAGAACCGTAAGTAGCATCATCTGAAAAAGCTGTTGAGCTAATTACAGCACTACCATTAGATACACTAATAATAGTTGCATCATCAATTTCTGCAAATCCACTTGGAGAACCGCTTATTGTAGAAAGATGATTACTAGAATCAAGAGTACTGAAATATGTGCCGTCAGGCATTGCTGAACAGGTTGTATGTTTTACAATTGCTTCTCCACTGTTGTAATAATAAGAAGCACTTGAATTTTCTCTAGACCACGGAAGTCCAGCAGTTAAATAAAAATGATCTTGATTATCAGAACTTAATCCATTTATATGCCTTATAGTTTGTTGACCGTCTGATGGTACACCTCCTATGATTCGTTGAGATGATAATGAACCAGAACTATCAAATACAGCTACTAATGCAAACCTATTTGAATTGCTAACTGCATAGTTTCTGTATGCAAACGAAACAACAATATTTTTAACATTAGGTGTAATTGTTAACGCAAATCCACCACTGTTACCTGTCCAAAAAGCATTATTTGTAGCTAAATCTAACTCTTTAGACCAATCAACACCATAACTACTATCAAACTTTGCTAAAACTATTTTGTTATAATAATTACCGGCTTTACATGGAAATAACATGTAAAAATCACCGCTATTATCTTTTTCTAGTAAAGACCCGCTATACTCTCTAAAATCAAAAGATGATGGTTTTTCTCTATTAGAACTGCCCGTTCCAAAATGTTTAACTGCGTTTAACGCACCATCTGAAACATTTAAAGTAACAATTTGCATTGATAACGCATTGTTTCTGGTATTAGTTATATAAACATAATTACTATCTACTGCAAGTCCGTTTGGATGAGTAAAACTTTCAATATAGCCACCACTACCATCTGATGATCTAAACTTTTTTTGCCATTGAATTACACCACTGCTATTTAACTTCATAACAAAAAAGAAGTTATTACTACTGGCAGTTCCGTCAGAATTTGATTCCTGTTGTTCAAAAATACAGTAGATATTATCATTACTATCAACTGTTAGATGATAAGGATGACCAGTAACACTTGAACTACTGGCAGGGGTGATTCTTTTACACCATTCAACAGTTCCATCTGCATTGATACAAAAGAAACAAGTTCCATATGTACTAGAAAGATTTACTTCCCCAACAATAATTTGTTTTCCTGTGCTTAATGAGTGACCTTTGTGTGGATAAAAATAGCTATATGCAGTGCCAGAAAATTCAAATGTTTTAGTCCAGCTTATTGTTCCAGTGTTCGTAATTTTTCTTATATTTAATTTATTACTCTGATGAGAAGCAAGATATGAAATATAATTTGCAGTATCTATTGAAGAAGTATAATTATTAGTACTTACAAAAAGACCAGTACCGCTAGCTGTATTAAAAGCCCATTCATTTGTACCGCCAGTATCGTTAGTTCCACAGCTACCACCACCACCATCTCCTCCTCCGTCACCACCTGTAGCTGGTGTGCCTGAAGCTCTTAAGAAATGATTTCGCATCTATACATCACCTACATTTGCACCATATAAAGTAGAGCCAACTTTCCATAATTCAATGGCTGTGACAGATGATGTGGATAATGTAGGAGCAGAACCTCCAGCCCACGTAATGGTCGGCCAAGTAAGTGTATTAGAACCGGCAGTAATCATTAATAATACTGACTGACCAGCAGTAAGACTGTCTGTAGCAGTTCTGTTTGCTCCAAGTGTCCATGTCTGGATCGTTCCATTGTCAGGATCTAAAGCAACAGAAGAAGCATCTGTTATTGCAAAAACATTTTCATTTATTGCATCTTCAAAAGTAACTGAACCTGTAAACGTACCACCTGTAGCTGCTATTCCTCCCTGTTGATCAACCCAATCAAGAGCACCCGATCCATCTGTCTTTAATACTTGGTTGGCGTTTCCGTCAGTAGTTGGCAGGGTCAGAGTATAACTAGCACCTGCACTATGAGCAGGGGATTTTATTTTTACTCCATGACTATTCTGTGAGCAGTTAAGTTGTAAAGTTCCGTCAGCACTACTGCCATCACCTTTTACTTCAACAACACCTGTTCCGTTGGGATTAAGCTTGATATTACCGTTAGAAGTACTTGTAGTTATCTCACTGCTTTGTACGTCTAAATTTCCACCTAACTGTGGTGAACTATCTTCAGAAACATTTTGAAGACCACCACCAATTTCTTTAATCGTACTGCTATCTCTTACATATAACTTTTTAGCAGAAGTATCAACAGCAACTTCACCATCAACAATATCGCTAGTTGTAGGTGTGCTTGTACCTCTTTTAAGCTTTATTGTATTTGCCATATATCAAAATGTACCCCCATCAATTTCTAGGCCAGAAGTAGATCCATCCTCTAAAAATGTAACCAAATCGGAAAGAGCTACTTGGACCATCGTTCCAGCATCGTTTATAACCATACGATCAGCAGCGGCTAAAGTTGTCGATGTTGCAGATGTACCACCATCACAACAAGTATTCAACTCAGTAGTCGTTACAGTCGCACCATCAAGGATTCCCACTTCTGTTGAAGTAAGTAAAGCTAAAGCAGCGGAAGCACCTGATTGACAACCAGATAAATTATCTAAATCAGCGTCATAGGCTTGAACATTTGTACCAATTGCAAGTCCTAAAGCTGTTCTGGCTGCACTTGCACTTGTAGCCCCCGTTCCACCATCACCAACCGCAAGCGTTCCTGTTATAGAACTAGCAGCAAGATCAACAGCAACTTCAGTAGATTCAATAACAAGACCACC